GAGGCGGCATTCGATTACGCACTTGCCGTGACATCGAATGGCCAAGCGGTCATTGATAACTTCCCTCTGGCACTTGATGCATTTGATTACTACCTACGCACAGGAAGGTTCCCAGAAAAAGAATGGAAGTCTGGCGGTGAGCGCTCAGGAGCAATGCGTGCCGCGTGGTCATTCTTCAATACATACAACAAGCTGTACGAAAAAGGTGCAGTTGCACTTTCTTTACCACAGTTCTTGGATTCAGAATTTGATTTCAGCAAGCTACAAGACACAGTTGAAGAGTTCAATAAAACATTCGGCACAAAGATCAAGATTCCAAAAGGTGATCTTGTTGGCGCCAAGGTGTACGGCAGTCGCTTGCTTGGCCCGAAGATCGGGCAAGGATTCTATCAGAACATTCGCGGTAACTTTGAACCACTGACAGCAGACCTATGGTGGATGCGGATGTGGAACCGCATGGTCAACGATCCATTCAAGTCAAAGCCAACGAAGGCAACGATGGCTGAGCGCAGGAATGCAATCCGTCAGGAGCTGAAGGATCCAACGTCCGAAGTTGAGCGTCAGGTTATTAAAGAAGCGCTGTCTTTGATTGGTGCCACGCCGAGCCAAGTCAAATCGAACGCTAAAGTTGACGAGCTGGCAACAGCAATCAACAAACGGTGGCAGAGGTACTTTGCAAATTATAAAAAGCAGAATGGGGTCAACCCAGAAAAGCCAAGCTTCTTTAAACTCATCAAGCTTCACGACGAATCACTTGGTGATGTACCAGTAGCGACTCCAAGGACCGGCACAGAGAAGCAGTTCATGATTGAAACTGTGGACCGTGCCAAGCAGTTACTGTCAGAGCTAGGACTGGATATAAATACAGCAGACTTCCAAGCCCTGCTGTGGTACCCTGAGAAGCGTTTGTTCCGTGCCCTTGGTGTAAAGCCGGGTCGCGGGGAAGATAATGATTACGTTGATGCGGCAATCTATGCCGCAAAGCAAAGAGGAATACCAGATGCAAAGGTCGAAGAAGCACGCGCCGATACAGCAGTCAGACGAGGGTATGATAGATCAAGTGCCGAAGGACAAGTTGGAAGCGTTGATCCTATCACTGGAGCCACTCGCTACTCCAAGAGATACACAGCAGGACAGTCAGCAAGGCTTGTCGCCAACCGTGCAGGAGTTAATGGACAAGTTTGGAATGTCACAGGAGGAGGCACTACTGTACGAGGACTCGAAGTAGTCCGTTCATTTGATGCTAGTAATCAATACATCCCTACTTACACAGAAGGTAACATCTCCACTCCCACAGTATATGAGCTAGCCCAGTCTCCTCAGGCGGCTCAAGAATTTGAAACAGCAATCCGAGCGGCAAGCGAAGCTAACCCGTTCGGCGCCGCTGTCTACGTTTACCCAGTACAGACAACAGAAAAAGAAACAGGCTACAACGACATGCGTTTATTCACTGTCGCTGACGGCACTGCTGGGTTTGCGTTAAAAGGTAACGACATTGTCAGTGTGTTCAACACTCCGGGCAATGGGTTAAAGAACGTCTCTAATGGATTTTTGCGATTGGCAATCGAGCAAGGCGGGCGAAAGCTTGATGCATTTGATACTGTCCTCCCATACTTCTATGCCAACAATGGATTCAAACCAATCACTAGGTTGATCTGGGACGAGAAGCGGGCGCCAGACAACTGGGACAAAGAGCTGTTTAGCAAGTACAACATGGGTGAGCCCGACGTTGTGTTCATGGCCTACAATCCAATCGCCACAGAATACAAGCCTGATCAAGGTGAGTATGCGCTGAACTACGAAGAAGCTGTAGCCAAGCAGGACGAAGCGGCAAGTAAGTACTCCAAGAGATTTAGTGCAACTGCACCTTCTGGTTTTGATTTAGATTCTATTGTCGAACGATTAATCCAGACCGAGCCCGAAACAAATCCGATCGGTAAGATGTGGGATAGGTACGTCTTGGGTCGAGTAGAAGGTGAGACACGCTGGGAAGCGTTCACAAGAAACGCAATCAATAGATTCATCCCCGGATATATGCTCGACAACTATGTCAACGGGGAGATCTCTGATCCTGCGAACAGTGTCGGTCGTGCCATGGAACTCTCTCAGAACATGACTGGTCGCATCTGGGGTCTTTCAGAGTTGGGTGCCATGCAGTTCGACAAGGACACTGGTACGATCTCTGTCATTAACGCTCCAGACAACATGGGACTACGTCAAATCTTTGAGCCGATTGGCGAGCGTTACATGAAAGATTACTACACTTACGCAATTGGCAAGCGTGAAATCAAGTTAGCCCAGCAAGGACGTAGAGGTTTTTATAACTTATCGATGCAAGATCCGGCCCGAATCGTTGCAGAATTTGAACGCAAGTACCCGTTCTTCAAGAATGTTCACGACAATTACAAGCTCTTCAATCAGCGCATGGTGCAGATGGCTATTGACTCAGGGCTTATCACCAAAGAACAGGGTGACGTATTCATGGACATGGACTACGTCCCGTATTACCGGTATGCAGAACCAAAGGAAGGAGTCTCTGAGTTCTCTAAGTCGATGGCGGCAAAGGCACATGCGTCATTGACTGACCCTAACGTGTTTGAAAGAGAGCTCGAAGGCGGGACTCTTAAACTTGGGGATATGTACGAGAACATCACTCGCAACGCATCAATGATTGTCTCTGCCTCACTAAAGAACTATGCAATGCAGAAAACTGCCGATGCGTTAGACGAAGCTCAGAGAATGGGTGGTCCAAAGACTTGGGGACGCAAGGCTGTCGAAGGTGAGACTGGACAAATGATCACGTTCTATAAGAACGGTGAGAAGGTTAGGTATAAGATCGATGACCCTGCGCTGTGGTCTGCTGTTTCCGGACTAACACAGAAGCAGAAAGAAGGTTGGATAAAAGGATTGGAGATAGTTGCAGGATTCTTGCGCTCAGGTGTTACGCTGAGTCCCGGATTCCAGCTAGCCAACTTATGGCGAGGCAAGATCGACGCCTACGTCAAGACAGGTATCGAGCCACATCGTTTCGACAGAACGATTCAAGCAATCCGTGATGTGTACACAGGTGACAAGGATGTAGAGCGATTCAAGCTTGTGTCAGGCATGGGTGGGTTCCTCTACGGCGCTGACTCCGAATCAATGGCGAAGAACATCAAGCGCGGATACCGCATCAATGATGGCGGCGGACCTGTCATGCAACAGATTGGTGACCGATTCATGCAAGGCGTGCAGGCTCTTGAGAAAACAGGTGAAGCATCTGAGATGGCGGAACGTATTGTCATCATGCGGAAGATGATGGAAAACGGGATGAGCGAAAAGGAGGCGATCTTCCAAGGGCTCAACCTAATTAACTTTGGGCGCCGTGGTGCAGGCGGTGGCAACGTAATGTCTTTGCTTGTTAACTTCTTGATCCCGACAGTGCCGTTCTTGAACGCTCGAATCCAAGGCCTGTACAAGATGGCAGAAGACCCCAACATGCCGGGGTCTGTAAGACAACAAGCACTCATGGAGATGGCAGGCCGAGGGCTGTTAGTCACAGCAGGATCGATGGCGATGGCTCTCCTTGCAATGCAAGACGAGGACCGTTGGGATAACGAGACAGTCGTTGAGAAGGTGACTAACGATATCATTTACATTGGCGACTATAAGCTCCGCATTCCAAAGGCGTTTGAGATAGGTGCAATCTTTGGCACCATACCAGTCATGGCTGTTGATGCGATTAGACAGCAGGACGGGGCCGACTTTGCAACTGCGGCAGGTCATATTGTGTTAAGTACATTTGCTTTTAATCCTGTCCCACAAGGTGTCCTGCCAATATTTGAGGTGATAGGAAACTACGACACATTCAGAGGAGCGCCTATTGAAGGCATCTCTTTGCAAAGATTACCTGAAGAGATGCGTGCCTACAGCTCAACTCCTGAGTTATATAAATGGCTGTCGCGCAATGGCGGTGCAATGATCGGCTTGTCTCCTGTTGAGATACAGCAGATATTCGAAGGTTACACAGGGACAATTGGTAGTAGCTTAATTGCAACGACTGATGTGATCGCCAGTGCAACTGGTGCCATCCCTGAGAAACCTGATGGAGTGTTTGGCAACCCGTTTGTTGATTCATTGACTAGTATCACTGGCCTCAATAGATTCATTCGTGAAGACGGCACTGGAGCCTCTCGCTTTGTGTCAGATTTCTATGCGCTGAAGCGTGACGTAGACCAGACGTACACTGCAATCAGAGACGCCGCGACAGCAGGTAACCGAGCAGAGATTGATGCGTTGCTTGGAGAGAAAGGTAAAGCTGTTGGGTTCAGAACATACTTCAATGGAGTTTCCAGACAGCTCACGACAATCAATAAAGCAATGGACGCAATCAGAAGAGATCCAAACATGAGCTCCTCCCAGAAGAAGGAAGAGCTCTTACGTCTGAGGAAACTTAAAGCAGAGACAACCAGAAAGGTTGTCAAGGCGGCTAAGCAGTCGGGATACTTTGATTAAGTTCAATTGCACTTTTTGGAAAGCCAAGCTGAGCCTTGATATCACTGATAGGCTGTAGCTCGTCTTTGTGCATCACACAACGTATCCCGTAACCGAAGTCTTTGGTTCCATGCTCAGCTAAGAACTGATCTCTGCTTACCCATCCAATTATATCTACCGCGTTATCTCCAACAGGCGATGTCAGTATTGCAACGTCAGCTTTGAACTGATTTAACGTATCGAATATTAGATAATCTTTTGTTGTTGACTTTACATCAATAGCTATGTCGTTCCACCAGAGATCAACTCCGTAGTCAGAGATAATAGACATGACCGGAGGGTGCAAACCGAAAGCCCGAGCCACTGCAAACTCAGCCTTAAACCCAATTACGTTCTGCTCTTCTCTAGAAAGCCCACCCATAACCTCCTTTCTTGGAGTAAATCCAAGCGCCCGACAGATAGCAACAGTGTCGTTACCCATCATCAGCGAGGCATGCATGTCCTTTCTACTTAGGTTGATTAACATCACTCATCTCCCATCCTAGTGCGGCGTAGCCTGCGATATCCATCCATGTATCTTCATGCCCCATTTTGTTTGCAAGCCTTGCAAGCTTGACTCCGATCATCATTGCGGCCACTTCTTGCGGCGTGTACTCGCGCCCAGTAATGACTTCCCAGATAGCGGCAATCCTACGGTGGTTGTCAATGGGGTTACCGTACCGACTCTGTCGGGCCCCATTGATTACCGTATCTGCCTTTCTCAGCAGATTATTCAACCTTTACCCCCATCTTTTCGTTCAACCAACTTTCTACATCTCGCACTTTCCATCGTTGTTTTCCCGGTGTAATCGCAACTGCTTTGGGGAATGACTCATCCCCTTTTAGCTTGTTGTGTAACGTGGTCCTGCTTATGTTCAAGAGCGCACACACTTGCTTTGCAGTCATGACTTCTTCACCGGCGATGGTTTCTAGCGTGCCGAGTTTTTCAGCCATACTTGAAACTCCTCTCTCATATCATTGAATGCGGCTCTGGCATTCTGGTTCGTGTCAAATTCAGAGCGCGAACTAATACCTAGTTGCTCCTTCAATACACTAACCGCATTCGCTTCATTCACCTCAAGACCAGAATGTAGTAGCAACCATGCCTGAAACTTTTCGTTCCGGCACAGAGCACCACATGAGGCCTTGAGCCTATCGATTGACTCCTTATCAGAGACAACCCTTTCATGCTCATCAATCTTTGCCATGGCCACCATGTACCGAGACCCTACCCAGTCAGTCATGAGACTGGCGGGGCAGTCATCTGGATGAACAGCGAGCTTGAGCACGATGCCATCTGATGATTGGGTCATCGATATCTTGATGCCCTCAAAGTGAACAGCGTCTACCACGATGAAGAGACCTCAGCGTCCTTGCTCGCATCAATGATATCAATATCACCAATGATGTAACCAGACCTGCGTAGAGTTTCTTGAAAGTTTCTCTCCTGCGCTTCGACCTTGAGGATTGCTTCCTCAGGGGTCTTTGCACTGACAGCCTTAGCTCGAGTGAAGTCAACTATATAAGTGACAACGTACTTACTGTTTTTGTTCATCACTTCATCCCCGTTGCAAGTCTGCGTAGATTATCCACTGCGTATTTAACAAAGTCCTGTGAAGGCTCTGTCTCCATAGCAGTGATACTTGCATCCACATTTGATCGTGCAAGCACAGCAACCTGTGCCCTGCTGATCGCAGATGATAGCTCTTGGGCTGTT